TCTTTTTCTTCATCAATTTCTATAACAGACATTGCAAAAAAGTCAGAAGACGCACTTTTTGAATAATTAGGGTCAATGGAAAGTATGTATTTTTTTAATGGGTCGCCAATAACTTTTGAGTGCGGATATTCACCGTCAGGAATGGTGCATTCATTCATTTTTCGCATTGAGAAATATCCATCACCACCATCACGAAATTGTGCGCCATATTCTCTTTGAAACGAATCTTCTGAAATGCTTGCTCTTTGGGATTGAATAAATTCTCTATTCAGAATTGTAGCGGGTATGGCCTCCCATCCCATCTGAGATATAAAATACGTAGGCCGCTCTTCTTCTTTAGAATTCATCGTTAATAAGTCTGGGCGCTCAACAAAGTCTGTCCAATCCGAATACATTTTATATAAATGCTGAAACTGATAAGAAGCAGATGACAAACAAATCATTTGCGCTGCATTCTCAAAAATCATTTTATTATTAGGATGTAATGTTCCATTTTTAATTAATTCATCTTCAAGCTTTCTCACTTTAATTCTGAAAGCTGCATCCCTTGGAGAGGAAAGGAACGGTGCTAAAACATCATTGATCATTTGTGGAGATAACAATAAAACCTCATCAAGGATAAGAACATCGCAACGCATACCGCGAGTATCTTCAGAAAGTGGAATTGCACATATATAACCGCCGTTTACGTCCCACTGAAATTTGTCGTTTCTCAAATACGGTTTTTTATCAAAACATGACCTTGCTAATTGCGCCTCTTCCGTATTTAATAACCTAACAATTTCTTCAAATATTCTACGACTAGTTCTAAAATTTGCTGAAGCAATAACTATTCTTGTACCAGGCTCAAATATACATTTTAATATACAATACCATCCAGCCAATGTAGACTTACCACCGCCACGACTAAAAATAAGCATGCAATTGTTTTTTTCAAACATTGCATTTATATGCATAACCTGCATTGGCTCCATATTAATTCCAAGAATTAATTGAGAAGTAAATCCAATATTATGACGTAAAAATTTTGCCAAAGTTATTTTAGCTGTTCTATCATCAATCTCTCCATGAAGATTTAGCAGTTCTTTATTTACATCTGCTATATCTTTCGCTGGTTGATTTCCTGCCCAAATAGCCATATTATATTATTTCTTTTTCAATGCAGTATTGCAAATCTATTTTTTTAACCTCTTCGCCAAGCCCCAATATTTTTAATACCAAATCTGTCATTTGCTTTCGGCCATCACAAAATACAATTTGAAAACATTCATATTTTTTATACAAATCTCTAACTCTATGAAATATATATTCTGGGCTGGTCGCAAACCATCGTTTTTTATTATATGCTAACGAACTGTAAGAAGCTTCAACCATTATGATTATATAACCATTATTGTTTTGCGCCCTTAATAGCTCCTTTTCGAACCTTTCTAAATTAGCACCAAAAGTTCCAAAAAAATCACTAAAACTTTTTCTTTCAATGACAATTCTTGAAGCTGGTGAAAGTGCATAATCACCATAATCAAGAGCAACATTAATTTTCCTTAAATCTTTAGCAAACTTTAGAGGGCGCTTCTCTCTAGTATCAATAACTATTTGCTTTGCTGGCTTGCAATTTGTTGCCCTGCTTTCTAAATCCAAATAATCATATTGAGAAATTTTTCCGCTTTTATTTGCAATCTCATTGTAGTTTGCTCCGCATAATTTTTCAATAAATCTAATGGATGGTAAACAACTAACTGTTTGTATAAAAAATTCTGGAGGCGCATTTTTTAAATTTTTAATCTCACAATATTTTTTTATTTTCCCAGACACGTAATCCAGTGCTTTTTCATGCCCAGCTTTATTAAGCCAAGACTTCATAGAAATCTTATCTTCGAAATCAGAAAGAAAATATTGCTCTACAGATTTAAAATGTATCTTATTTTTATTCAATAAGTCATGTCTTGGATAAAATTGTTCAAAATATTTTTTTTGAGAAATTTTATGCTCTTTTAGATGCTTAGAAAGCTCAATTACGCCGCTAAACTGTTTAGTGCAAAAAGTACATTTAATATCCATATTATCCAACTAATTCTTCTAATGTTGCCCCACGAAGAAGCGCCTTAATTTCGCTCATTGAATTAATACGGCCAGCTTCTTCTTTAACTTTCATTTTTTCAAGCTCTGCAAGGTGTATTGTTTTCTTTCTAAACTCTTCATCTTTCCATGCCTGAACTAGGTTAATAAGCTTTTCGAATCCATCTGTTTTTTCTTCCAGACGCTTATTTCGTTTTGTTGTTAAATCGTTATACAATTTTGTTTTTATATTTTCACATGAATTAAGCTCTGTTTGAAGCACATTAATTGCCTCATTCATTTTCATTGAAATTTCACCAGCAGCCATTGTGGCTCTAAGCGACTCAATTCTTCTTTGAATTTCCGCTGCTCGTACAATTTGATTGCAAAGCGTAATAAACTGATCCAAATCTTCTTGTGTTAAATCTGGCTTATCGTGCGTATATCTAATAAACGCATCTTCAAATAAATCTCTATCCCCTTGTATTTTATAGGTATTAATTTGGTATATAAATCTGAATATATTTAAGTACTTTTTAAGCTGCTGCATTTCAAAAAGCTGTTGCTTTTTTAAAGTTTCTTCATTGTATCCATAATTTAAGTAATGATTAACGCGCTCAATCGTTTGCTTTAAAGTTTTTGGCGGTTTATATTCTGAATCTATCAACTCTTCAGGGTTATAGTTTATAGAAATAATTTCCAGTTCATTTTTTTGCTGTGGAATATTTTCTTTTTTAATAACCTCTTTTATTTCTTCAATTTTTGTATTAACAGTTCTATATTCTTGGCTTAAATTTGTTAATTCATCATTGTTGAAAAGCTCTTTTGCAATTTCAAGAGCGGATTTAACTCTAAAATTATTATTAATGTAAGTTATTTGATCATCTTTTAATTCAATAAGCCCTTTCAGCACAATCGTTCTTGTTTTAAATTTTAGACCTCTATCATTACAAAATGCTTTTATTGCTCTGGCTTCTTTTGTTTTGCCGTCAAGCGATTCATTTTCAAAAACAGTTTTGGCAATAAAAGAAAGCTCTGGCTCGTTATTTCCAGAAAACAACTCTTCTATTTTTTCTTTTTGAATTTCAGAAAGTTCAAATTGTCCATGCTCAGCCATATTATGCTATCATTTCTTTAACAATTTTTTTAGCCTTTACAACGATTTGTGCTCTTATTTTCTTTACAAATTTGTATCCAGTTTTAGTAGACCCATTTTTGTAACCAAGCATGGTGATAACTTCTGTTTCTGGATATCCATCTATAAATAAATATGTATAAACTTTTTGCTGTATTGGCGTCAAAGATTTTAACATCGCTTCATGTATTTTTGGGACAAACGATTCAAAATCAAATCCGCTAGCGTCAGATGCTCTAGCATCAAATTCATTACCTTCCCCGAAAATTCTTTCATCATTTACGCTAACGGGAAGTTTAACATCGTAAGCATGCTTTTTTGTTTTTTCCCATTTGGCATAATCTGCGCATTTATTATTTTGTGTGCCATATAACTTGCAATTATTACCACCAGCATTATGTGGACAATTCAAACATGGTCTTGCGTAATTAGAATAATTATTTCTAACAAGATTAATGATTTGATTTGTAATAACCGTATTAAGCCATGGAAGCAGAGGCATTTCAGGATTCCATTTTTCCCATTTTTTAAAAATATGCAATCTAAGCTTTTGCTCTACGTCATTAAAATCCATCCATGCAATGGATGTTAATTTCCATTGAGAGCGCCTTTTAGCGATCTCTTGATTTATTAAATCCAAAGAGGACTCGAAAGATGGACGCTCCATATTATTCTTCAATATCTGCAATATTAGGCTCTTCGTAGTTATGGCTATTTCTGCCAGACATTTTAGCCTCTGAAACAAAACTTTCCGGCAACGATTTGGCTATTTTTTTTCTGCCACGTTTTTGTTTTGCTATTTTTTTATTCCCAGCTATTTGTTTTATGGGCTCATCAGAGACAAGCTCACCAAGCCTTATGCCATTATCTTGATTATATTTTTGAATATCAACATCTAAACCGCGCATCGAACTATAGTCCCGAATTGGCGTTTCAAAACTTTCGTCATCATCTATGATGTTAGTGTTTTGATTTTTATTTTTAATGTTACTTATATTAACTTCAAACTGGTTTGATTTAATACTGTTAACATCATTTATTGATGCTAAAGAGAAACCAGCACCACAATGAGAACAGAATTTTGGTTTTTGAAATTGGTAAAGATTTTTACCGCCACATTTTGAACAGAAATAACTTAACATAATTAAAATAAATTTATTATGTAATATTCTACTCAAAATAAGAGTAAAAATCTAATTTTAATTTATTTTATAATTTTTGACTTGGGCACCAGCTATCTTGATAAACTTGAGAAATATTTGTGCTATGAGGCTTATTTTTCTTTTCTTTTTCTTTTTCAGCTAATTTAATCGCATCTTCTTTTTTGCGTTCTGTTATTTTTTTAACCACAAATTTGCAAAGCTCAGATCTTAAAATATCATCCTCTGTAAATTGAAAATGATGAATGCCCATCTTTTTTGATTCTTCGCATGAGAATAATTCAACAATTTTATCAAAAGCGCCCTGCTTATTAAATGGAAGATCTGACTGCGATGAATCTGCGCATATAATCATTTTTGTAAATTTTCCAATTCTTGTAAGTAAAGTAGCAAACTCTGATAGTGTGGCATTTTGCATTTCGTCCATAAGTACTACTCTTGCTACAAAACTCAGCCCACGACAAAAGTTAATAGGCTGATTGGTAATTCTATTATCTGTTTTTAATCTTTTGACATGATCAATCGGCAAAAGCTCTTCTAGTTTGTCAGCAAATGGCATCATATAGACATCATATTTAGATTGCAGATCGCCAGGTAAATATCCAAGCTTTGAATCTGCACTTTCTACAGCAGCCCTAACACATATAATATCTGATGCTTTTTTATCATTTAGCATTTGCAACGCCGCCCGAACAGCAACTAGAGTTTTAGAAGAGCCAGCGGGACCGCTCACAAAAACAATTCTAGTATCCTTATCATTGACCAAGCTAAAAAATTCTTTTTGCTTATCAGTCCAATCTAATTCCCTGACTTTTAATTCAAAATCTATCTTATCCCTTTGATATATTTTTGGACTTTTATCCTCAATATGTACCTTTTTACTTCTTTTGGGGTGTGACATATAAGCGTAATACTAATTACAGTTTTTACTTAAAATATCTAGTTTTTTCATATAATTTATATTTATTAATATTTTAATATATAATATGTGTATTAAAGCTAACAGTTGTAATATTTACTAATGCCAACAAACTTTCAACAATCAAAAGATATTGTTCATCCGCTTGCGTTTAATTTTATAGATAAATGTAAAAAATTAAATGTTTTATTAGAGCCAAATGAAATAAATGCTATTGATTTCTTAACTAGGCAACTTGTTAAAAATAATTTATGGGATAAATTTAAGGCAATATATCCATTCGTTGGCAAAGTTCCAACAGTACATTCTCTTAATTTAAAAAACACAGAAAGGCATTATATTGTTTGGCATAATAGCGCTAATCTAAAACATGATAAAAATGGCGTAACAAATACTGGTATTGGCTATGGAAATACAGTTATTGCTCCGAGTTTTTTTTCTGACAACGATATTCATATCTCTATTTATTGCTCTGATTATTGGCAAAACATTAATAGCTCTGCGCCAGCAATTGGGACCCGAACACCATCTTCTTTTAAATCTAATGATTATGAAAATGCATGGATGCATACAATTACATTAAAATCATTAGAGCCTATTATTATAAATGGCATATGGAATAGGGCTCCTATTTTTACCTATTCTTGTGGGCCATCAAAGTCTGCAAATGTTAGATTTGCTGGCGATGACTCATCTGGATTTTCTCATGTTGAAACCCACGGATTTATCGTAGGAGTCAACGGAATAAGATGTTATGTAAACGGAGAACTGTTTGGAAGATTAGGTTTAACAACAGATACGCCATCACTTCCAATAAATCAAGTAAGTACAAGAACTTTGAATGGCGTAACTGCGGCAATACCAAATATTTCTCAATTTCCATTTTTGCTTTTTACCAACGATCCATTCAGTCAATCTTCTGGAAAAGCTAGAGTAAATTTAAGATTTGCAAGTGTTGGATATTCAATTAATGATAACGAAAATAAAATTTTTTACAATATAGTTCAAGAATTTCAAAGAATACTGGGAAGAGAGGTTTATCCAGTCAAATTAAAAACATTCGAAGAAATTTTTTCAGATGAATTAAGCTGTAACGTTAAATTTAATAAATTAACAACATTAACTACAAAACCATACAGGGAATATTTAAGCAAATCGCCACAACCAAAAGAAAATGAAAAAATAAATAGCTTATCTGCTAATTTAAAAATATCTAAAATAGAAGTTATCGGACCTATTAGAATTTTTGCGGAAGATAGCGCTAACATTTCAGTGTCTATACAATCATTTACAGAAATATAAAATGAATATATTAGTTTCTAACTATAAAGAAATATTTAATAATCCGCAAACAAAAATTGGCGGAAAATGGAACATATCTATTGTCAGTAAAGAGCATGAAATTTTTCCATTCGGAAAAGAGATGAAAAATAATCTGATTTTAGATCAGGGATTAGATCTTTTAATTGCAGGAAAATACTACAAACAATATTCAGTTTTTAACTGGAATACTATACCATCATTTTTAATAGGTGGCGCAGTTTATGGAGATGGCAATTTAGCACCACAAAATTCAGATACATCTCTTTACAATGAAACATCTGAAACCAGAATAGTCAATGATGATTCTTGCAGCGCAACAGACGATTTTGTGAATGGAACAAGAACATTCAGAAAAGTATATGATTTTCCAGTAATCCAAAACGGAGACACGAATATTGAAGTTAAAGAAATTGGTATTTTTTCTGACTGGAAAAGCCCAAAAACACTTTTTTCTAAATTCTTATTGCCTAAAACAATAAAAATTGCAGTTGGCCAATGGATTAGATTATTTTATGACTTTACAATAGGCTCAGATATGATAGTCAATTCATCAAATATAAACTTATCATCTGGTACATTTAATGCTAATGGAGAATTAAAACTATGTGGTAGATTTGATGATATTTTTGGAAACTTTGACAATAATGGTAATCCAGTAATAGTATATGGTGACTCACCAAGGTCCTCATTCA